CGTCATATAACGCATCTCCGACATCAAGAGCCGCAACACCCATATGGATGGAACGAAACACATGGGGCTTTGTACCATTTGTACACTCATTTGCAGGTTGGGGTATGGATATGGCAGATACAGGTGGCGACCCTAAGAACTTTGCTCAAGGCATATTGGGGCCTAACAAAGAAACAATTAGAAAAAGAACTCAGGAAATATCTGCGTTTCATCAGATACTTTTACGATTTGCATATGCACCAATGGGAACATCCCGTGACCCGATAACATTGGCACAGGCAATATCCAATGAAGGTATATTGGAAGGAGATCCACAGGATTTCTGGGTAATGAATACACCAGACGTACCAGGATGGGCATTACAACTTAGAAGTCAGACTGATTCCACACTTGAAATGGGTACATACTCCTCTGCACTAGCAGGTGTAAGACAGGCAGGTGTTACAACCGTAGGTCAACAGGCAATATTAAATACAGCCGGTATGAGAATCTTTTCAGGTGTCGCACTTCAAAGAGAACACATGGCATCTATTGTCGGCTCAAGAATATTACAACTTGTAGATAGCGTATCCGAACTTGCAGGTGGAATCGGTGCAAACGGTAAAACACTAAACAGAAGCACAATTCATAACGTCTACGGCATAAAAGTAGCATTCCCACACGCAGAACCTGTCATGGAATTACAGCAACGTCAGATGGCTATGAGCGAATACGGCGCAGGATTGATAGATCCAATGACATATTACGAAACTGCAGGATACGAAAACGGTACCGAAATAAAACAGCGACTGATAGAAGAGTCAGTTAGAAATCTACCTGCCGTAAGAGAAAAAATAGAAACACTTGTAGCACAACAAATGGGACTGATAGATGAAGAAAATCAAGAAGCTGCTGCACAACAAATTGCAGCTAGACAACAAGCTATGGCTCCACAAATACCGGGAGTTTCGCCAGAAATGGGTGGTGGTATGGGACCCGATATGGGAGGAGGAATAGCACCTCCGCCCGGTGGCGCAGCTCCGGCAGATTTAAACGCACCATTAACACCAGATACTTTTAATCCGGAGAGAATAGACCTTGCCCGCTGAAAATACAATAACAGACGCAATATCACAGATAACGCAAGAGTATAAGCGTTTAAAAAAAGACGCACCAAAAAAACAGGCACCGAAAATTAGAGCAATGAGTAAAAAACAAGAAAACTCTTTGCCACTTCTTAAAAAAACACTTGCCGATTTGGGAATCAACCCAAAGCCAAGACCTTGGGTTCGTCACACAAATGACGAAATGGAAGGTGTCTAATGGCAGAAATATCGGGAGCTGATTTACCATTTTTTACTTATTTTGAAGATGAAGAAATACGGATAATTTTAAACGAGTTGTTTACGTTTTATGATGGCGAAGCAACAACAGAAGAAAAAAGACTTATAGAAAAATGGATGCCATTTATTGCAAAAGATAGAAATAGCGCAATGGAGTTTTCTCTTGTTGTAGGCAAACAAAATTCTCGTATTGATAGAACTGTTCTAGCAGAAGTACCTGAAGATTATTTAGAAGATTACGTTACAAATAGAGATGCACGATTAGAAGCATTAAATGACCCTCTTCTATCTTATGAATTCAAAGAAATAGCAAGAAACGCACTAATAGATATTGACAAATCCGTTGGGTTTGATGTTTTAAATTTAGGCACAGAACCTTTTACAAAAGACGAAATAAGAGCAAAAATAGATGAACAACAAAATGCTTGGTTTTCACAAGATATCAACCAGTTTGACATTATAAAATCTTACGAAGAAACTGACGTTCAATTTCAAACTATTGACAGAGCCAATAACCGAGACACAAACCCAGTAGAAAGAATGACTTTTGTTATTGACAATTCTTTTGAACCAATGCCAATTGAATCAGAAAGAGAGTTTGAAGATGAAAAGCGTTGGGAATATTTAGGACCTAAAAATGATTCTGCAATGATAAGACCAAGTCTTTTAAATGAAGATGATTTTTTATTTTTCTTTTTAGATAAAGCAGTTGAAATGGGAAAAATTGACTCACAAGTTAGAAAATATATTTTAAACCCAGATCAAGAAATAACAGAAAGTGCGGCAATATCTATTTTAGCGGTACTAGGGATAAAACCAACTGCAGAAAGTTACTTTACAGTTGGCGCATCTTTCAATCCTATTGCACAAGTAGATTCATTAATGGCTGAATACGTTACAGATCAAAAAGCAAAAATTCAAGGACAACACACAAGTTTACTTAAAGCAGAAGACCCTGATGAATTTGTAGCAAATCTTTTAGAAAAAGACGCTGATGACTATGTCGCAATTGTAGGAGAACAAGCAATAAACAGACAGGCTCAACAAGACTTGTTTGATAATTACAGTTGGGATCCGACAAAAGATATTGATGCAAACATTAAAGAAATGTTTACAGTTGAACAAACTGACGGAGAAGGGTTGCTATACAGCTTAAACCCAAACAACAAAAGTTGGCCCAAAGAATTACTTGATGCTTATGATATAAAAAATATCCAAAACGTTGCAGGCGAAATACAAAGACAAATCATTAGTAATATTAAAAGAACCGATGCAGGAAAAGCTTATCTGGCAAAACTCGCATCTGGCGAACCCATAACAGTACAGGAATCATTTAATGTATTTAATGAAGTTATAGAAATAATTGGGGTTGAAGGAGAAAAGTTTTTAGCTTTAACTGCAAATCAATTAAATTTAAGACTTGCACTTCAATTTGGAAAAGATAAATTAGATCCTAAAAAAATGGAAATGTATACCGATCAATTAATAGGAGGATTGGCAAATGGTGGTGTCGTAGACCCTAGTTTAATTGAATACATTGATAGGGATGCAATTAAATTAGCATTAACAAAATACGAAACATTTGAAGATGCTTTCGGAGATTTAGAATTCCACAATGACTTTGTCGCACGAGCCGAAGAAAACAAAAGACTTGGCGATTTTAATGAAGATATGGGTTCTATTTCAGGAAGAGAAGCAGCAACAGAAAAATTTTTAGATAGTCTTCCCCTAGAACAAAAAGAAGCATTTGATAATGCTCCTGAAGAATTTAAAAACGCAGTATATAACGCAATAGGAGGTTTCACAAAAGCATCAGATGCTTTTGCTAGTGAGCCTTTTATGGATATAGTAAATAATGCAATTGCCGCAGGAGATGTTGTTATTTCTGAAAACCAGGCAAGTGCATTTCAATCAAGTATTCCAGATTATGTCCGTGGCTCATACAGATCGAGAGGTTATATCAACGCAGATACTTCTGAAGAATTTTATAACCATATTGAAAACGAAGTTATTCCAAACATAGCTTTTAGAGCGCAAATGGTTGGTGTTAATACTCCGGACAGTTTAGAAAAACTAATAGACTCAATGCTTTCCGGAAAAGACGAAGAAGGTAACGCTGTAGATTATGCACTTCCTGCATATGACTACAATCAATCTGATTACGATAGACAGCTTGGCGTTACTGCAGCAGATGTAATGTCGGGTGCTGCTATGCCACCAAGCCCTTTTGGTCGCAGAGGTTTTGAAGATATAACTGCAAAATATGATTTAAGTAATTTGTTACCAGAAATAGAACCATACGCAAAAACAAATCCGGAATTTGCAGCATTTATGGCACAGGAAATGCAAAAAGAAGGATTTATGAAAGAGTGGCAAAAAGCTACTACAGCACAACCACTTGAAGATAGAGGTGCTTTCTTAGAAGAACGTGAAGATCAGCGAGCATATTGGGGTGGTAGATTGTCAGATGCTCAATCAGCATATGACGCTAATCCGTCACAAGAAAACGCCGATGCGTTGCAAAAAGCGCAATCAGACGACGCAAAAGCTCAACAGCATTACGAAATAGAAACAGGCAAAACAAAGTTTGCAGTTTTTCCACCTGAAGAAGGTGCTGATGACCCAAGTCAATATACTTTGCCTGACCAGTTAAAAGACCGTCAATTAATTACTGACCCTAGTTTGCCTGAGGAAATAAGATATGCCAGTTATTTTAAAGCGTTAGAAGATATTAGCCCTGAAGATCCAATGACAGAAACTGAACGTCAAAAAATATTGGCAGATTTTATGACACCTACTGCAGATGAAGTTTTTGATGCTCCTGGTGGCGCTTCAGAACTAGCACAACTTATGACTACTACACCGCAAACAACACCTGAATTTTTCCAATCGCAATTACCGGGATTTGAAAAACGGTATAAAGAAAGTTCGTTCTTTAAACAAGAAGAAGAACGAATTAAACGTGAACAAGAAACCGCAGAATCACAAAGACGCAGACAACTTAGACAAAGACCGACTGGAATGTCTGTCTTTACTAGAGCGAGGAGATAGCCATGACAATGGGAAAAGGGTACGGTCTTTTAGGTGAGTTTTTCTTTGGTAAAGATGAAGAAGAAGAAACTGAACAACAAGAAGAAACCTTATCTGCAAATGAACAGTTTTTGCGTAACAGATATCCTTATCTTCAAGGAGAAGGAGTTACTAACCCGTATGCCGCAACAACTAGGTACGACCCTAAAGCTGAACCGTTAGCAGAAAATGATCCAAGAAAATATTATGCGTTAGACCCACGAGCTGATTCTATGCCCGGTCCACAAAAACAAGGCGTGTTTAGTTTTTTGGGAGGAATAGACGAACTCGCAAGCACTATAAGTAAAGAAGCAATACAAAATTTACGTTTGCCAAATGCTCCTTTTATGCCATCTCGTGAAAGTCCCCTATTTAACTTTGACCCGCTTAAGCCAAACCCTGAAAGTCAACAAGCAATAGCTGATATTTTTGCAAAAGAATCCACAGTTCCAATTTATCAAGATCAAGGTAAATCTATATTGCCCGGAAAAGAAGTTTTAGATCGTTTAAAAAACGCTTCAGTTACGTTAAATGAAATAAACGAAGAAGGTAGCGTACAAAGTAGTATTGTAAAAGGTTTTACTAATCCTCTTAATTATGTGTCTTTAGGGATTTTAGGAAGTACTAAAAACTTAAAGTTATTAAGAAATCTTGCTTTGGGATCAAATGTAAGTACTGTTGATAATCCTGCTGTTTACAAATCATTAATTTTAAAAATACCCGCAATAATTGCAGGTGATAAAAATACTGCTTCTGCAGTTCAAGGTGCAAGGTTAGAACTTTTAGACGCAACAATGAATAAACCTATGAACATAGAAGGTTTACCTAAAAACGCTTTATTTGAAAATGATTTTAAGTTTTGGTTAAACATGTCTAACGATGAAGTAGTCGATACGGCAAAAATGTTTGACGAAATGGGCGGTGCCATAGACCCTAACGTTACTCTTACTATGTCTGGCGTTGACGGTATTTTACAAAGACTCGTTAAAGTAGGTCTTATTGAAAAAACCGGCAAGTATACTTTTAAAAAACGTGTTAGTTCAGGTAGCCCAGAAGCAATATCTATTTTAAATAGCTACGGAAAATCTTTTGCTGTTTCAGGTGGTTCAGGAACAGATGCTTTTGTTTTTGATATTCCAACTATGGAAAGCGTTGTAAAACAAATTGTTACTGCCGAAAATCCGGCCTTAGCTAACCTTGCTAAAAGCACCGGGATTAACCCTTCTGCTGCTAAGACAACACCTACAGAAAAAGCTGTTATTGCTTATTTAAGACAAGAAAGCAGTATTGATGAACTTATAGAAGTTACATTACAAGCAGGTCTTGATTCTCATGCCGGTTACAAAAAACTTTTTGGGAAATTGCCTGTTGGATTTGGAAGAATTCCAATTAAGATTGATAAAGACGGAATTGTCGAAGGAACAGGAACTGTTTGGAACGATGTTTTTAGTGACCCGAAAGCATTTGCTGATGATTTGTCTGACGCTGCAATGGCTTACATAAATGATTACCAAGCTATTGTTAATCAAATAGAAAACCTTCGTGTAGCACATGGTTTAAAGTCAGTTGCTAAAGATCGTAATGGTTTGTATTACATACCAAGACAAGTTGATGCTAAAGATGATATCCCAATTTTAAGAGATTCAGATTCGCACCAGGCAAGAACGTACGAACTTCTTGCAACAGAAGGTATGATTGGTCATTATGATGAAGCGACTGGTACTTTTATAGATCAAGTTTCTTATTTAGCTAACCCAAGAGAAACTCTTAAAATACATTTAAAAGCTGCTTACAGAGAAATATTAGACGATCAATTAGCAACACATTTAATTGATAACAATATTGGCACTACAGTAACAGATGCACTAGAGGAAATAGCCCCTAAAGTAGTAGGCCGATTTAATAAAGCTACAAAGGCAGTTGCCAACACAAAGAAAAAACTAAAACAGTTAAATGCAAAACTTCCATTAGATCCTTTTGAGGTAGACCCTTCATTATTGAAAGCTTCTACATTAGATTGGAATCAAAGAAAAATAAAAGGATACAAAGCGTTAAATGATGAAATTGAAGCTACTAGAAAACAATTAGGAAAAGATGAAGCTGAATTAGGTCGTGCAAAAGCTGCTCGAGCAAAACAATTAAAATCACTTAGAAACGCCGGAGCTGAAACCGGCAGTATATTTGGTGATGCCCCTGAAAATATTGGCATTAAAGTTTGGCGAGACAAAATATTTAAACAAGAAGACTGGGATGAACTTAAAAAATTATTTGACAGTAAATACGGAGATTCACCATGGAAAGTATTAAGAGTTATAGACAGAATTGGACAATCAATTAGATTTTTATCTTCCGGGTTTGACTTAGGCGCACCTTTTATACACGGCTTGCCTGTTTTATTTAGGCACCCAGATGTTTGGAGAAAAGCAACTGCAGCGCATTATGCGGCATTTTTTGATCCTTCAGTACAAAGTCGTATGATTCGAGACAATTTGCAAACCTATCAAGAAATGGCGTATTACGGAATACCTATTGGTGACGTTGAAATTTTTAGTGCAATAAAAAGAGGTGGAGGACTAAACCCCAAAGATTTAGAAAAAATGCTTGCGAAAAAATTTCCGTCAGTAACAAATTCTAAAATCTTAAAAGATACTATGTTAGGTAAAGGAATTAAAGAAACTTATAGAGGAGCCGGATTTGCAACGGGGCAAGTTACAGGTAGATTTCAAGCATCGTATTCTTCGTTTCTTGCGACAAGCAGAATGTTAATGTACAAAGGAATGCGTGACAGTTGGTTAAAATCAGGAAATGCTGATAGCACATTACCCGAACTCGCAGCATACATCAGAAATATGACAGGTGGACTCGATTCAAGAGCGCTTGGAGTATCTGCAAATATCCGTGCTATTGAATCAACGTGGCTTGCATTTTCTCCTAGACTATTGAGGTCAACTTTTGCTCTAGTATCCGATGCTGTAAGTTATTTACCTTCTGAAGTAAAAGGAAAAATAACAGGGAAAGCAGTTGCGTCAGCAAGACAACAAGCTGCATTTAAAGCGTTAGGAGCTTATTTAGTAGGGTCAACAGGTCTTTATCTTAGTGCAGAATTAAGTTTAGGACTTGCTAAAGGGCATTCCATGGAACGAATAGGAAATGATATGCAACAAGGATTAAATCCATTAAACGGAAGTAAATTCTTAAGCGTTGAAATTGGCGGACAAAACATTGGGATTGGTGGGCAGATAAGAGCAATCACACAATTGATGGGAACTGTCGGTTCAACTTTTGTTCCGGGTGGAAAAGATTTTAAAGATTTATTTACAGGAGACGTATTAGAAAATCCTATCTTGCAATATCTTTCATACAGAGGAGCTGTCGGAGTAAACGCATTCCGCACGATACTTGAAGGAACAAGCGGAGTTGACGCACAGCCTTTTGATAAAGTTGACAGCAAACCAGATATTGCATGGCATCTTTTTGAAAACTCGTTACCGTTTGCACTTCAAGGGGCTATGGAAGGCGATAACGCTTGGGGTATAGCTACAGGTATGCTCGGACTTAGAACAAGTCCGCAAAGCGGAAATCAAGAAATGATAGAGAGATACAAAAACTATTGGGATTCTTTATCAATTCAAGAACGTGAAAAATACGGCATGCTTAAGTCTCCTACTAAAAAAAGTGACATGAGTCTTTTGTTTAGACAAGCTGCCGAAGAAGCAGATCCTGAAATTGCAGAAGCAGAAAAAAGAAGTTTTGATGAAAGTTTAGAAAGAGGTGATAGTTTTGGACTATACAAAGATAAACGAAATACATTACAACAAGAAAAAGATTTAAAAATTCAAGAATCTTTTAACGAACATGGATTTTCAAAACAATTTAGAGAAGACGTTTCAAAAGCATATTTAATATACGCTACACAAATGAAATCTTTAAACGAAACAAATGAAGAATTATTATCTGAGTTTGATGAAGAAAACCCAAATCAACATCCGTTTAATATAGCAGTTGACGAATATTTTACGACATTAGAAGCACCTGGTCTTGAAAAAGTAACAGGTGAATTTGATTTTAATGAGTACGACAAAAGACTTGAACAACTACAAGAATCCGAAATCGTAAGACCGTACTTTGACCAAATCGTAACTTTTTTAAGAAACAACAAATCGCCAATAGAACAAGAGCTTGATCGTGACAGAGAAAAGTTACGCCCATATTGGGACATAATAGATGCTGTTGTAGAGGAAGAAAATTTTGTTGAAGAATATGAAATTTACAATTCACAAACACGAATCAAACAAATAAGTATGCTTGAAGGAGCGGTGCCTTCTTTAAACTGGTCTATAACTGATTCGATAAATTTGCAAATCGTTAAAGCTAAAATTACAGAAAAAAGAAATACATTAAAACTATCCGATCCAGTTATAGAAGCATTGCTCTGGAAACACGGATACTCTACTACTAAAGCAAGAAATATGAAAAATTTTAGAGCAGCCATGTGGATAGCAACGCTAAATGCCGAATCAGGAAATAATCCCAAAACAGAAGATATAGAAAGATTCATACAAGAATACGAAGCAGCAAATCCTTAATTTTAGGTAGGAATACTCTTTTTTTTGCCTAAAATGACAGAAATAATTTTGACCAAATAAAAATAATTGCTACAATCAAATAAATGATTAAATCACAGGAGTGCTTTAATGACATTACAAAACGAAACGGCGAGCTTTTCCGATAACGGCACAACCTCGTCAGTAGAAGCAGAAGTAGAAGGAACTGGAACTCTTGAGCAACAGACTCCCGTAGCTGATGGCCTTGCAACCACATCTCCGGAAGACTCAAATGCACAACAGCCCACTATTGAAACTCTGCAAACGCAACTGAAGAAACTTGAGAATGACAACAAGGCTCTTCAGGGTCGGCTACGAAGTCAACAAAAAGAGAATCCTCAATTTGACGAACTCTCTGACAATATGGCGACATTAGTAGATACAGTCCAAGCGTTAATACGCCACCAAAGCACGCAGGATCAAGAAGCATATATGGAAGACTTACAAAAGGTTGAAGCAAACGCTGCAACCCGGAAAGCTACCAATAACTTCACGAGAACTGCAAATAGCTTTATTGCCGAAATAGAAGAAATAGTTACAGAAAGTGGGCTTGATTTAATGACTGCACCTGAACTAGCAGCTTTTCGGGAATTATGGAGTCCTGCATTTGAAAAGCAGGATTTGGCTGGCATCTATCAGGCTCATGCTGAATTCAATAGAACCATGAGAAGGATAGAAAGAGACCGTAGGTTAACTGAAAAAGATCAGCTAACTAAAGCCGCCGAAGATCGAGTTAGAAGTTTTGCCGAAGAAAACGGGTTAAATGCTTTGGATTTAGATTCAACGTCATCAGCTCCGTCAAACGCAAGTGCAAACAATTTACTACAAAGAATGGGCGACTCTAATACTACGGTTTCCAGAGATGAAATAGCACAAGCGGCTGAAGTGCTTAGAAAGCAGGGAATCCGCATATAAATTAGGAGTTTAATTATGGCATCAGGTAATACAACCACAGATGCTCTCGCTGATTCGATTCCTACAATGATAGCTTCTGCTCGAATTGTAAGAGAATTTGCGGGCGTAATGCCTAACCTAGTAGATAGGCAAAGACTTGACGAAAATACCGGTACTGTCTGGAACGAAGTTTCAATGGCGAAACTTAGCGCACAGGCTGTATCAGAAAACACAGAACTAGATAACCCACAGCAAATGGAAGACACTTTGTTCTCCATTACACCTACAGTTGTCGGAGTTCACACAGTTATAACAGACCGTGTTGCTATGAGAATAAGCTCCAATGCTTACGCTCAGACAGGGTCATTGGCACAAAATGCTATTGAGCGAAAGAAAGACCAGGATGGAATTACCGCAATAGATGGTGCAACTACAGCATTAGGTGCTGCAGGAAACGCCCTTGATTCCGGTGAGATCGCAGCTGCTGCATATCGAATTACATCGAATACAACAGAGCCTGCTCCTGCCAATGTTCCAATACACGCAGTTCACCATGGATTCTGCTTAAAAGACATTGATGACGAATTAATAGCATCAGGTCTAGACGCAAGTACAAGTGGTGCGCCATTAACAGATGGAATATCTGTTGAAGCCTACCAGAACCGCTACAGAGGAACTATCGCAGGCGCAAGACTCTACGAAGATGGAAA